TCGGCGTCACTAGCTGAACCAATCTGTCCTCCATCAGCTACAGTAATACCTGCACTGTGTACATCTCTTTGACTGAACGTAACGGCCCCACCGCTTGCAATAGTTACAGCATCTGCATCTGACGCACTACCTATTTGCCCTCCATCGGCTACGGTAATACCTGCACTGTGGACATCTCTCTGGCTGAATGTAACGGCTCCAGCAGAAGCAATAGTTATGGAATCAGCATCTGTCGCTGTTCCTATAGTTCCCCCATCAGGAATGACTATATTTCCACCTAAAGTGGTCTGGGCTACAACTACATTAGTGCCATCACAGAATACTAATACTTTCTGCCCATTAGTTATTGTCACTCCCGATCCAGAAGATGTTTTAAAAACAATGGATTGACCACCACTAGTCGCATTGTCCACTACGTACAGCTTCTCTTTAGTGGGACATATAACATTCCTAGAAGCAGATAATGTACCTGTAAGTTTGATAATCATCTGTCTAGCTTCGTCCGTAACACCACTATTGGTGGTCAGGGTGTAATTCGCATCAGACATAGATACTGTAGCGTGTCCCGCTATGGCCTCCTCTATAAGAGTACCAATGTTTACATTAGTAGTGGTTCCCCACGTACCTGACTGCTCACCTGAGCCTATAAGTTCTAACCGTAATCTATCCGAATATGTACTTGCCATTTTTTATCCTATTAATGAGGTGTATCTGTCCAAATTGTACTAGTGTCTGCTATCTCCGTCCAACTACCAGACGGCCCTTGTGATATACCTGTCCATGTAGTTGTAGGTTCTTCTATGGGGAACCAATACGGCATTATCCCACTTGTAGCAGATGTTATAGAAAACCCTGTTACAGTTACCCCCATCGTAGTTGATACAGAACCCACAGCTGATGTTATTGCACCCGCAGTAGTTATTGCTTTCGTTATATCCTTATCTACGCTGTTTGTCGCAGATGTTATCGCCCCTGCCGTAGTTAATGTCGCTCCAGTATTTACATACCTAGCATGACTCGCATAAGCCGATACAGAATAACCAGGTGATCCATACATATTATTTATCCGAAAAATCTAAATACGCTAAATAAACTAACGCTATTGCAAAACCTACTAAACTTAATCCAGCTAGTAATCCGAACACTACGTCCCAGAAACCTTGCCATTTAAAACAGTCAATCTGCACTTTCCACTGAGTTTCCATCAATTTTTGCCCATTCTGTCACTAAATCAAAATACAGATTACCTTCAACCAGTGGAACTGAAAACACTTGGTCATCTGCCATTGTTAGCTTGATAGAGCCATTTTCGTTTGTGATCGGTGATAAAACATACTTCGCTGATTTTATCTGAAATGTACTTTTCATTTATAACTCCGCATCGAATGCAATGTAACTACTAGCATCATTTTGACCCAACAACATAGTGGAGTTTCCAGCCGTTAATGCCGTTCCCGTAACATCTGCTTGAATGGTCACGCCACTGGCAGAGGCCATCACAGAATTAATTGTCAGTGAATCCAAATTCTCAGCCGTATCGTCCGAATCAAGAACCCCTAGTGTCCCCCCGGACGAGAGACTAGGCACTGCCCTCATTTGAGGATTGAATTGAACAGGGAAACTTGCATCATCGTTTGAGGTACACATTCCCATATAGAATCTTGGATGGGCTGACTCTGCTTGATATTTATAAAAATAACGCTGACATTTGTGAAGCGTCACATCATACGGCTCGAACTCAAAGTCTGTTGCAGAAGAACCTTGCTCTAACTGCAAGCCAGTAAATAAAATCTCATCGCTAGTGGATGACGCAATATTTATGTTCGATGAAGAAACTCTATTAGTGGTATTCCCAACAGAAGCCCAAGTGGATGAATTGAGTGTACCAGAGGTAAAATTGCTGCCAGCCGCCAGCCAAATTATCACATACATTCCAACCCCGTTGTCGGGCGTTACTGCTCCCGTCAGTCCAGCGTATGTTAATTCTTTTTTCTCCCAAGTGTTTGCTGAACTAATTGTAAACGTTTTGGATAGTTGCAAACTAGCATCACTTGCAATCAACTCCGCAGTAGCCGTGCCAGTCAAATTACTTTTTACCCAAAAACTTAAGGTAAGTTGGTCTGGAGTGCTTTGACCTCCCTTAATCCGAAGCAGATTTTGTGCTTCAATCACCTGATAAAAGTCAACTTGTGCGTTGGCAGCCAAGCTAGTATCTGCTGTTGTACAATCGATCTTGGTGGAGTACGAGAAGCCGCTATTGGCAGGTACATCAGTGCTTCGTGCAATAGTATATGTTCCATGTGAAGCAATATCTACACCCCATCGGTCTGTTGTATAATAGCCACCTGAAGTTTTACCTGTGACCGAGGTGCTTCTTTGCCAAACGTCTTGGCCTCCGTTGATTAGCAAATTTTTATGTGCTTGCCCACCAATATCTGTCAGCACTTGACTGGCCGATCTTCCCTCTATAGATGTTCCATCTACTCTAAGAAAATCGTCATCTGCCACACCAGAGGTAAACTTAGCTACGTTAGTGTTTGATATGCCTGTATCCAAAGTTGCTGAAGTTCCAAGACCCAATGAAGTTCTTGCTGTTGCCCCTGATTCGGCTACAAAATTAGACCCGTTACCTACTATAAAATTACCGTCCGTTACCGCCAACCCCGCTACATCCGTTAGTTGGGCATCAGATGCTTGAGCTCCAATATCACTTAAAACCTCGGACGCACTCCTACCCTCTATAGAAGTTCCATCCACTCTAAGGAAATCATCATCTGCTACCCCAGACGTAAATTTAGCCACATTTGTATTAGATATACCTGTATCCAAAACTGCTGCTGTGCCTAATCCAATATCACCTCTTACTTCGCTGGCTTCTCTAGACTCCAAGCCATTAGCGGTAAATCTGGCATATTCATCATCAGCTACGCTCGCAGAGTCTATTTTTACCGCATTGGTATTTGAAATGCCAAATGTAAGACTTGCTTGCCCACCAATATCTGAAAGCACTTCTGATGTTGACCTCGACTCTAATCCATCGGCAGTAAAACGGGCATATTCGTCATCTGCAACACTTGAGGAATCAATCTTAACCGCATTGGTGTTAGAGATCCCAAATGTAAGAGAGGCTTGCCCACCAATATCACTTAGAACTTCTGATGCACTCCGACCCTCTATAGATGTCCCATCCACCTTGAGGAAATCATCATCTGCTACACCAGTCGTAAATTTAGCTACGTTGGTATTAGATATACCCGTGTCCAAAACTGCCGCTGTACCTAAGCCTAAAGAAGTCCTAGCAGTTGCCCCTGTTTCCGCTACAAAATTACTGCCATCACCTACGATAAAATTACCGTTAGTGACAGCTAATCCTGCTACATCCTGTAGCTGTGCGTCTAGTCGGGCGTTAGCTACTGTACCTGATAACTGACTCGCATCTATAGTTTTGTTAGTTAATGTCTGAGTTCCATCAGAAGTTACTGTTTTATCAGCGGGATAAGTAACAAATACGTCTTTAGTACCGGCAGAGAAATCTACCGCACTATCAGAATTACTCGATTTAAACACAGTAGTACGAGTGATAGTTGGCCCAGAAGTAGCGATTGTACCCAGACCAACTTCCCATTCATTCGCAGTAAGATGATGTATGGCGTAATGGCAAGTATTAGTATTGCCTATAGCAGAACTAAAGGTTTGGTATCCTGATACGGCCCCCGCTAAAGTTAATGCCCCAGTCCCTGTAGTAGTTGAAGTCTCCCGTACTCTATCCGCAAATATATGTGCCATATGTTATCACCTCACGCCAATCTTATAATCGCTGTAGACGCTCCCGCTGCAGGGAAAGTTATCAGTATATCTCCTGCTGTAGCTGTAATATTACCCCCAAAATCTAACGCACATACTGCAGGATTGGTTAAAGATATGGAGGTTGTATTAGGAGTAGAGTTATATATCAAACACCCACGAGCCGTAACGCTCACGTTAGAAAAGGTTAAATTAGCAAAATCACATACAGCTGTACTACTATCCAATGCGGGGTCTATAGATGTAAGGTTAGACCCTCCTGCTGAATAATTAGTGCCTGAAGATTCATTAGAAGAACTATAAGCTGTGGTACTTGCACTTAATGTAACGTCTTCAGTAAATAAGGCTAACTTAAAAGTATCCCCTGAAGCATCAAAATCGTGTGCTCCAAATAAAAGTTCTTTTTTGAAACTATTGCATATTGCTTGTGAAATCGCCATTAAAGTCTCCTGATAACTTCTGCCGCTTCATTAAAACCGGACTTATGTAATTCGTTGGTTAAAGTGGTTCTGTCACTTTTAACTGCTTGTTTTAAATGATTTACTATAACTTGTCGTACTCTATTCTGATAGGCTATAGCCTGATCCCTCAAAGGTTGAGGCACATTGCCCCCAATATGTATGATCTGAGCAACGGCAGCATCTGCCAACTCCTCGCAGTCTAGCCCCCTGTGAGATGTAGAAGAAACCACAACGGCCCCTAAATCCACACCTAATCCATTACCTGCTAACATTAAGTAACCTCATATCTTATCTGTCCAGAACGATAAGCATCCCTTCGATCCTTACCATCGCCTAGCATCTTAAGTTCTTTCATAGCCTCATCGTAACGACCTTTATAGGTAGCCATAATATCAGGATCGCCCTTCATATACGTATATGCCTCTAGTAAACAACCATATAGCAATACTTGTTCATATTCATTCCCTAACCATGTAGTAGCAGCCGTCACTATAGACGTAGGATAATAGTAATAGTGCAACTCCATACTGTAAGTCGAATCTGGAGTAGGAGCTAATATAAACGTATCCTCATCGAATAACGCATAATACTTAGGTAGCCCTGTAGTAGAAGCATTACTGTATGCTTCACGTAGCCAATTAACGTCTTTGTTTAACAGGTACGTATGGACACTACTATTTATAACCGCTAAGGAATAAGGGGCTAAAAAATCATCGGGGGTCTGCATATAAGAATTACTAGAGCTAGTAGTACCAGTAGAGTTCTTACGTAGGGCAGGTAATTGCACTGAATTGTATATTCGTTGCTCTGCCTGTCTTATAAAGTCATCTATATGATCTACAAAAGAAGTCTCTGTATTCTCTGTGTAGTCTTTAATAGCTTGAGTAAGGGCTGTATAGTTCATCGCATATATCCATTAAATAATGACATTAATCCCCCTCCAAACGGCATGCCATACCCACCGCCATAGTTTCCGCCAAAACCCCCATAGCCACCATAACCCCCTCCGTAGTTCATTACAGAAGGGAGCCCATAATTGCTATACATGGGTATCATACCATAATTGTTATATGAGGGCATGTTATATCCCCTATAACTACCTAAACCAAAAGGAGAATGTTGGGGCGGCCTCATATATCCTTGTAAGTGTTGTGAAAGGTATTGAAACGGGTTGTATTGTGTTGGTCTAGTAGGTCGTATAGGCTGTATAGGCTGAACAGGTTGGATAGGTTGTGTAGGTTGAGGAGGTTTTACAGGGGGTTCACCCCCTCCCGATTGAACATCCATTGGGTCTATTATTGGAGGAGCGAGAGGCTCCATAGTATCGTCCATTGGATCTACTATTGGAGGAGCGAGAGGCTCCATAGGGCCATCATATACAGGAGTCATGATACAGTCACCGTTACAGTACCTACCGAAACTGACACTTCCATGCTAGTAGTTCCTGGCAGACTTAAATTACCATCTCCTACGGGATTCCAACCAAATATGTTTCTTCCAGCTATAGCCCCTGTTGGTCTAGGGTCTTGCAGAGCTTGTGGGTCACTTACCTTGTAACGCCCTAAAAAATTCTGTGGGTGGTCTTTATCATAGACATCCTTACCTACCCTGAGCCCAGTCCGTACACCTGCGTTATACTCGTGTTTAAGGTCTCTTAAAAGATAACGAAACCCTGTCCGGTCACAAAACCCAAAGGCATGTTTACCAGCAGCAAATTTAGACATTTTATATTGCCCCTATACTGGGTACAAACTGTACTGATGCCTTACTTCTATCTTCATCAGCGGCTAACATGAACTGTTCTTCGTATGCGGCCTTTAGAAGAGCTACTCTGTTAAGGTCTACTTCAGGACGTTTAATAGCTATCTGGTAGGCCAGCCCTGCAACAAGTGGAGGAATAAACCTACTAGGAACATCATAGTCATTAGAAGCAGCAGTACCAGCATCTTGAATCCTACGAATACGCCAGTAAACAAGTGTATAAGTATCCGCATCATCTGGTGTAGGCCATAAAGTAATCTTTGGAGTAGCTTGTCTATCCACATATATTTGTACTGGTTTTCCCTGACTATTTTTAGCCGTCAGTGTAGCATAGGTAGATCCTGATATGCGGGTAAGGGATTGGTCAGACTGTGTAGTACCAGAACCAGTACGTATAACATGCTCCAACAAATCTATAGTATCTATGTCCAATGTGTACGTAGCTGTACCAGAAGTTATAGCTTGAGTCTTCTCCTCTACCGTCCACAGGTTTAACCCTCTATTCGCCCATTCAGCGGACATAATATTAAGGCTACGCCTAGCAGTTCTTAGATCATAACCACTACGCATCTCTAGCCCACAGCGTTCAAATGCTTCTTCGCATACTTCTGCTATATCGGGATTAAACGCTGCTGTGCCGCTAGTAGCCACTATCTATTCCTTCCCCTAGTTTTGCCTCTTAGGGCAACACCATCTATTTTACCGCCCATACTGTACTTCATGACTTTACCACCACCCATCATCCGAGACCTTTGTTTTTTCAGCATTTCGTCTACTGCCTTAAGGGGTTTGTCACCTTTACCAGCACCTCCGGTATTACGAGTTATTCCTGAATACGGAGAAGCAGGTTTATCCTCTTTCATGGCATCTTTTTGGGCTTTTCTCATAGTGTCTATTTTTTTCCTAGACTTAGCCGTTTGTTCTTTTTCTCTCGCCTTGACAAAATCAGCTCGTTTTTTAGGGTTTTTAGCTATTTTTTCTGCAGCTTTACGTCCTACACGTTTAATTAGTTCCTTACCCATTTGTCCTGCTAAAAATACTGCTATTGGAATCTGAACTGCCATATCACACCATCCTTTCTTTAATTTAATCTCTACCGTTTAAACCACTTGTCCTGTCTCCGCTTAATTTCCTTATTTATACGCTTAAATTTTTTTACCTCAGCTGGAGATTGAACTGTTCTGTCCTTGGAATCCCCTGAAGGGCCAAATACGTTACCCCCCGGCTCTAGTGGTAGGTTATTGTAATACCTAGACATTACTTACTCCCTTACTTGTTTCTTTGTGCTTTTCTGGACTTTAGGCGTTTTGCCATACTTTGCATAGTCTTACGTCTAGCTTCGGCTTTTGCCTTTCTTTCTGCTGCTCTTTTCTTATTTATAGCGGTAACTTTTTTATTAAAAGTTGAAGTTTTAGTTGTAGGTTTAGCTAATTCAGTAGTGTATTTTTTACCTCGCCATGTAAAGGTTTTGTTACCTGCCTTTCTTTTTGCTGCAAAAGCCTCTTTAAAAGACATTTTATCTACGCCTTTTGCATACTCTTTCATAACACGGGCTCTTTTTTTCTGAAACGCTGCAACGGCTTTAATGGATCCACTTTCTTTTGCTTTCTCTTTATCTATTTCTGCTAGTCTTTCTTTAGCAGTCTTTTCTTTAGCAGTCTTTCTAAACCTTAATGTAACGGGGGCCATAATTATTTCTCCTTATTTAGTAAACTCTGCACAGTTTTAGTTTCCCATATACGAATACCAAACCATACAATTGTAAAAATTCCAACCAATGCTTGAATATAACCGAAAAACACGCCAACTCCTAAAGTCGCAGAAACACCATCTATGATGGGTTTTAGAGACTCAGGATTGTTGTCCATTACTTGCCTACCTTCTTCATGGCTTCTTTATGGGCGGCAGTAAAAGTGCTACCACCCTTCATTAACTTACGCATCATAGTCATATGTTTAGCCGTATGATGCACCGAATGTTTTTTCAAAGTATTCTTTTGACGCTCTGTAAGTTTTTTCTCTTTTACCATTTTACTTTATCTGCCCAATAAGCTGCTGACATTTTACCTTTCTTTATATTCCTACCATGTCTGGCTTTAAAAGAACGTCTTTTTGCTTTCATACGTGCAGATTCTCCCGCTTTGGGTTTACCTGCTGTGCCAGACAGTGTTCCAACTTTTTTACCTTGCTGACCAAAGCGTATAACTTTTTTCTTACCCCCCGCACAAGCCTTGACCACATGTGACTTTTTAGGGTGATTAGGAGTACGCCTCGGCCTATTGCAAGATAACTTCTTTACATCTATAGAAGCCACTACTCATTACCGATTGGCAATATACATAGTAACTTCAAACCCAAAACGCATTTCTGTATAAGTAGGTTTAGTCCACATAATAATTCTCCTATCCAGTGTAGAAAATAGTTACATCAGGAACATTCGATCCAGCCATAGTTACATGAATGTCTGTCTCAAATAATATACCATCATCAGGGATATAGATATCACTTACGCCATTTTCTATGCGGGCTAACAACGTCATAATAGTAGTGCCAGAACCCCCACCATCTTTGAATGTTAGCGTATCATCGCCATCAGCAGTGTAAACAATACCTTTCAGTCTAGCTCGTCTATTAACTAGAGTACCTGTAGCGGTAACCCTAGCAACTTTTATATCGGAGGACATAGTTTATTCCCCCTTACGCTACTTGAACGTATTCGATTATAAAAGTAAACGATCCTGCTGCTGAAGCATTTTGAGTGTTAGTAATATTACAATAAATAGTTCTTTCAGCACTGGTGTACTGTACAGAAGCTGGAGCAGTAGTACCACTTTGCGTCTGTAACACCAAGCTAGTAGTGGTGACGTTATTAGCAACAACGGTAGTACCGCCATCCAGAATCTCATCAGTAACTGCCGCTACAATCTGGGCTCCAGAACTACTTGTACCAACTTCATACCCTATATCACCGGAAGTAATGGTAGGTGCAGACACACACCAAATTTTAATGTCGGTAATAATTGTATTAGCTGGTTGGGTAAATTCTCCAATGTTGTCGCTATCTCCAGCAGTGGTATTAACCGTTACACCTGTGGCAAAACCTACGTGCTTTACGTACTTATTGGTAACAATACCTGTAGACGCAATCGAAGCTACATCAGAATACGCTCCTGTAGTGGAGCTCTTAGATACTACCTTAAATCCATTCTCGGAGCGTACTGCCCCACTAAATGTTGTATTAGCCATAATGTTCTCCTGTCTTGGCTAGTGTCAGCTTTCGCTGTCAGAAGTTAAAGATATATTTATACCCCTAAGTATGTAGTTAGTCAATAAAAAAAGGCCCACCAATCCGAATGTGAGCCGAAGTAGTGGGCCTATGAGCCTCTAGGAGGAGGTATCATGGAGAGTGCATAATATCATCTTATCTCATTCTAGTAAACTATTAGGAAAATAAAAGACCCACCTAAGTGGGTCTTCTAAGAGGAGTAGTGCTCCTGTTATGCAGCACCAGGAGAGCCAAACATTCCGAGTGGATCGCTCCAACCGAAACTATAACGCTCACGAGCCTTATACCTTGCATTACCCGTATCAAAATCCCCATCCATAGAGGTTTGCATTGAGGTACGTACAAAATGCTTAAGACCGTTAGGTACGTCAGTAGTCAAGAACCATGCGTCAGTATCTGTTAGATAGTGATTAATCGCAAAACCTTGAGGAATTGCCCCCATAGCACGTAGGGCATTTACATCATTGTCTGCGGTTCCGACACGACCTTGGGACTCCATCAAACGAGTTGCTACAAACTGCAATGCTGAAGGAATGACCAGCTTCTGTGGGCGAGCAGCGATCAATAGACCACGCTCATCAGTCCAACCACCAATGGTGATAACTGCATTTTCCAAAGAAGTTTCATTCAAATCAGCAGCTGTAGATGGCTCATTTGCGTTGGTTCCACCAGAAACTAGTGGGTGGGCAGTCGAGAATAACTCAACTCCGTCACCGCCAGTATAACTGCTGTTAAATCCGTTATTCAGGATAGATGCAGCTTTTACCTGCTTGGTGTAGGCCATAGCACGAGCAAGAGCTTTCGTATAACGGCTAGATAGGCTGTCATACAAATTGTCTTCCACTGCTTCTTCAGTAACCGAGAAGCCCATAGCGATGGTTTCATGGTTATATCGAGAAGTCCATGCTTCTTGTGCATTGTCATACGCAATAGCCGAACCTTCGTTTTTAACTGGAGCAGCACTGAAACCTGAGAGCTTTACTTCCTCTTCAAAACTACGCTCTGAAGACTCTTGCTCAAAAATCTCTTTATGCTCTTCTCCGTACTTATCATACTCCAAACCGAATAATGCATTTAAACCCGGTAGGAGCTCCTTCAATAATTGTGCTCTTGAAATAGCCATTATTTACACTCCTTATAAACCAGTAGCGGTCATATAAGCGTGTCCACCCGTAGCAACATTACTGTTCTCATACGGAGCGTTCCACTTAACGATCACTTCTGTATAGTTACCGGATGTATCAGCAGTCTCTTCAACTACATCAACAATTCTCATTGGTAAAGAAAGCGTGGTGTTAATACCATTAATAGCAACTGCAGAGTTACCAGTAGTGGTGCTTCCAGAATTCTGAACCAACGCTGCATTACTACCAATTGATGTGTATCCTGTGCCAGAAATAGTGCTTCCAGAAGATACGACAGCAACTTTAAATAGTGCGTCCGGGTCATCAACAACATAGGCTTTAGCGTCAGAAGCTACTGTGCCAGTAGGCCAATATTGTTTAAAGGTTTTTTGGGATGTGCCTGGGTCTGTGTAAGTAACACCTACAAAAACACCAATCACGCCTGTGGCAGTAACAGTAGCAGTACCTGTTTCTTTTTGGATAGTTCCGTCTGCAGCTCTTTTTACAATGTCACCCGTAAAAATATTTGCTGCGTATCCAGAAGCTATCGTCATCTGCCGTGTAGAACCCGCATAAGGCTGTCCACCAATTAAATTGTATGGGACTAGGCCGTATGGAGCTTCAACAGTTGGATATGCCATTTAAATTCTCCGAAATTAATTATCAGAACCACGAGATACCGATGACCGTTTATCACTAAATAGTGGCATTCGAGCATTGTTTTCCCGCATGAAGTTATTATCCACCGACTCTAATTGTTGTTGGTTTTTCTCCTTGTAGTACTCAGTACGACTTTCAACAACCTCTGTCGGTAATTTACAAAGCATTAGCCCCCCGTTCTCTATATTGCCTGACTTATTCACATTGGAAGTAAGTCCATATTCGGCAACTAATTCGGGATGATCCTCTGATTTAACAGGTTCCCATCCTTCACGGAATCTAATGGATACGTTGCGAGCATCTTCTTGCCCTAGTAGCGATACTCTAACCCATCTAAAAGAGAAACCTCTTTCTGGTTTAGGATCGGGTAATTGCGTTGGGGGAGCCCAAGTTTTTTTGCGTGTTACTTTTTCACGGGTTTTAAACTCTCTCTGTGTTCGTTGTTCCGCCATCACTATCTCCTATTATTTATTGTTCAACACTGCTACTTGTTTAGCATAGTCCTCTAGAGAAACGCCTAAACGTTTAGCTAGAGCTACTTGTGTTTGTGTTAATCGAATTTTTTTAGAAGATGGGCTTCGCTTTACAGGTGCAACAACATTAGCAGGTTTTCCGCTTTGTTGTGATATATCTATCTCATCTCCGCTTTCCTCTACAAAATGAGTAGGAAAGACTTGTCTCATACGGCTGTCGATCTTATCGTAATACTCATCGCTGCGTGGATCAACACCGTCTCTAACTAAGGTTTCATGATGTTTATAAGCTTCCTTAGTCATCTTTTCGTCATTCCCAAACCAGACGTTTTTTTGATACCATGCTTCTGCTTTTGCATCTCGTGGAGGAACGTTTGTATTAGGATATACCGGATTAGGGTCTGTTTGCAAAGGTTTTTCTTCTTTTTTGTACTGGGGGGTATAAGACTCCCACTTGGTCTTGTCATTTGTTGCTTGAGAGACCCGTACTTGAGCGTCCGTTACTTTATCGGGATCACCTTCCTCGTAAGCCTTTCTATAAGCCTGTTTAGCTGCTTCTAACTCTGCTTCTGCTTTAGCTTTAGATTGCTCTACAAGAACAGTTTCACCTTCTTGTAACCTAGCTTTAAGTTGTTTATTCTCTTCATGTGCAGACTTGGCGTAATTGTAAGCCTCTGTTTCTCTTCGCTCACTAGCCTCTTTCTCTCTTCTAATATCGTGATAGCCTTTTTTGAGCTTACCTATACGTTTTTTAACGGTATCGGAATAATTTTCCAACTCATCGTCAGACGGTTCTACTGTCTCACTTTCAGGCATAGGGACTTTTCCCCTATCCTCCTCTGGAGTATCGTCAATTATCTCAAAATTGGGTTCTTGTTCTTTTACTTCTACACTTTCTTCTGCCATTTCTAACTCCTATTTTGCTCGTGAGAAACCACGAGGGTCTGCAACAACACCATCAATGCTGTCATCGTTTAACATACGAAATTCTTCGCCATCTATATACATACGTGTGCCAGAATACGGACGCATAACTATAAAATCCCCCTCTTTACACCAAGGGCCAGTAGGGAATTTATCTGCGTCTTTATACGCATCTGGGCCTAGAGCAACAACAAACCCAATATTTGCGGCTGTTTCTTCCCTATCCACTACACTGTTTGGTTTTATGATCCCCCCGGCAGTCTTTTCTTCGATTTTTGGTAATGTAACCAATATCTTATATCCGACTGGGATGGGAAGTCTAAGAGATTTATCTTTTATACGGTCTACTTCTTCTAATGTCTTATCGACATCTATCGTTCCTACAGCAGAGTTCATATTACTCCTCAGATTTTTTAGCAGCATCAATTATGTCTAAGAAAGCCCTTTCAGCTAAAGCCAAGCCTTCTACAACCCCCACCAGATGCCGATAGTGAGGGAAATCCGTTGCACCGCCAGTAGATACTGTGTCAGCGTAATCATTCATTAATTTGCGTAAATCTTCTTTATATACGTCCTCGAAACTAGCCATACTGCCTCCTAATCAACTACTTACATGCTTCCCTTAGCCATTCCCTCTCTGGGGTGGAGGGTCTGGGGGGAATAAACTCCGACCCTCCTGGTGGTACTACCATCATCTTCATCATACGACCTCGGCTATCATAGAGAGATACCCCTGCTAATGCCAACGTCTGCTCCCCGCATTTACCTACAAACCGCACATACCTAAATGCTGGAGTATCGGGGGCTCTATCTTCGACTCCCCCTATTGCCACAACAAAACCTGTTAATCCTGCTCGTACCCGTATCGAATCTTTTTTAAACTCATGCTCTTCCCCTGCTTCTACCATAGCGTAAAATTCAGGGGAGTTATAAGCATTTGAATTGTAAGGATAAAGTGTAATTACCAAGAAACACAGTATCAGTCTAATCATTATGGTTGACCTTTTTGCTCAGGTATTGGGGGCTCAGTAAGGTCTTTTGCTACCTGAAGGCCAATCTTAACCCCTTCTGCTTGCTGTTTAGCTGTTAGGTCGTTCTCTTGCTTACTTAGTTCTACACCAAGTTTAGCCCCTTCGATTTGTTTATCAGTCTCAATCTCCTCATTTTTAATCATAGCGTCCATAAGGTCTTTGGCTGCTTTACGCCTAACTTCAGCTTCTTTAATAGCCAATTCCTGCTGTTGCATTTGAATGAGTGGGTCTTGAGCTTTCTGTTGTGCTTCTTGTTGAGCCTGTTCCGTCATAGACTGTTGTTGTACTTGAGACGATGCTTGTGCCATAAGCCTAGAAATCTCAATTTCTGCTTCTTCCGGTAGAGGCTGATCTGGTGCTGGTAAGTCTACGCCCATCTGTTTCTCTACTTCTGCCCTATACTGCATAGCCACATGATCCGCTATATGTGCGGCTAAAGCCCCTTGTATAGCATTTGCCATAGGATTCTGCCCTATTAACTGTGCAATCTGCGGGTTCTGTGCGGCAGACATATGGGTTTGAATATGTGCTGCATGATCTTGATATAGAAAGGCTTTTACTGGTTTGCCTGTAAGGAGTGCCATATTCTCACTTACTGGGTCTTTAGGTGTCATATCATCTTCTGTAGGCACTAACTTAGTAGCATCCTTAATACCCAATGTCTGTAGCATTTGTTGGTGTAATCTAGGTAAATCATATAATTGAGGTGCTTGTGACGCTAACTGTAAAGCCGCCTGATACTGAACCACTCGCATAGACATAGTAGCTGCGTTGGGGTCACTTACAGGAATAATATCTACCGTATCATATGCTTTCTGTTCTTCTGCATCATCCTCCAGCATATACTGAGTTATAACCCCTTTTATCAGCTTAAACTCTGTTTTCATCGAGTTATGCATACGAGCCTGTACAGCACTCATAACCTTCAGCATTCTCTCCAGAATAG